TCCGGCCGGTGTTGTGGGACTCGTAGACGTTTCAGTGGCGCTAGTACGGGGTAACGCTCGCTACGTACCTGTACCGCAGGCTGTAGCATAATAGAAAGAGCGAAAGATTTAGCGAGGAGGAGTGATCCTCCTCGCATTTGGAGGCAAAAAGATGGAATACACAGTTACGAAAGCATTCATAGACGTTGATGGTATTACCAAGCAGATTGGTTGGAAAGTGGAATTGACCATTGACCGGGCCATCCGCCTGTTTCGATGGGGATTCATCGCTGGACCTATTTCTCATCCGGTACCGCCTACACCCTGGCAGGTAATCGGTGGGAGCAGAGGTAAAACCACATCTCGAGAAGAGAACATTGCTGGGCTGGCTTCGGCGATTGGGCTGGCCAATGACTGCAAGGCATCGATCAATGCCAGTTATGCCGATATTCTCGATCACACTACAGCTATCGATGATGTGAACGTCATCGTAAGCCCTGCGCCATTTTCTATACTGACACTCATAACGTTGGTCACGGAGATGATCACGAGCTACGTCGCACACGATGATGACGCAGAGTTGGCGGCCAACTGGGTTTTTCACGCCGCGCAAGAGGCGGGCGAGCATTCGCTGGCTTCGGTTGTAGCACCAATCAATCTTCAGGAGTGCATTACACGACTCAACGACATTAAGGCGAAGTATAACGGCCATGATGCCGACAATACCTGTCATGGCGTCGGTTCTGCTCATCAAGTGGCTGCGGGTGATGCAGCTTACGGTGTGGCGATCCGGGTCGTTTCACCTGGAGTACTTTCCAGTGACCTGGCAGTATGGGGCATCCTGGACAGTGGAACAGGTACAGTAGTCGGCGTGGCGGCTGCAGCCGGAAATGGATATGTGGATTTTACGTTTGACGCAGATCCACAGAACGATGCGATCATCAGTTATCTGGTGTCACGCGAACTCAATATATAAGGAGATGCCATGAATTTTAGAGTAATCAAGCCGTTTCGCGATCTTGACGGTATAGTCAAGATGCCTGGTTGTACGTTGGAGATAGAATTTGGACGGGCAAGTATGCTCCGCCGTCTTGGTCTTATCGGTCAAGTAGCTCCGGTAATGCCGCAGAAGAAAGCGGTACGCAAAAAACGCGAGCAGGCGACTAAACCACCTGGAGAAACACGGGGTGGGCATAAATCGAAGAAGTCGAAGAAGCAGAAGATAGCTCCGCCTGAATCCGCAGAGGGGAAGGTAGAGAATGGCGCTGAAACTGGTAACGGCACCGGCGATTGAACCCGTCACGCTGCTGGAGGTCAAACAACATCTGAGGATCGACAGCGGCACGATGGCCGATAACCTTACGGTCGGGCATAGCATCCTGGCCGGCGATCAGGCAACTATCGCAGCTTATGGCCTGCTGGGTGCTTCTGTCGACATACTTGCTTCGGATGTGCTGATAGTCCTTGAAGCGGGTACATTCGTTGCTGGCGGCAAGGTCGATGTGAAGCTCCAGCATTCTGAGACCGGCGGTGCTCCCTGGACCGATGTAACCGGTGGAGCTTTCGCTCAGGTGACCGATGCGACCGACGAGAGGACCTATGAGTTGGCTTACAACGGCGGGAAGCGGTATGTGCGAGCCGTTGCTACCGTGGCGTTTGCAATATGCGCTTTCGGTGTTTACGTGATCGAACGAGCACCAGCGACCTATGAGGATGCTCTGATTACAGGGCTTATTAAGGCTGCTCGGGAATATTGCGAAGGCTACCAGAATCGAGCCTATATCACTCAGACCTGGGAGCTGATCCTCGACGCCTTTCCGGATTCGGTTATTCAGATTCCGCTGCCTCCGCTTCAATGGGTACCGACCTCGGTATTGGCCGCGGCGATCAGGCTAGCAAATGCGCTCAAGACGGCGATCAACGCACATTATGTCGATGTTCTTGACCACACCACGGCGCCGGATATAGTGAACGTTATTGTAAGTCCTGCATCATCCTCGCTGCCAACACTCATAACGCTGGTCACGGAAATGCTGACGAGCTATGACGCGCATGACGCTGATGCCGAGTTGGTAGCCGGTTGGGCCTACCATATAGCACAAGAGGCGGGAGAGCATTCGTTGGCTTCAATCGCTGCACCTATTAATCTTCCAGAATGCATTACGCGGCTCAACGATATTAGGACGAAATACAATGCCCATGATGCTGATGGTGTTTGTCATGGCGTTGGCAATGCTCATCAGACGGCTGATGTTGCGGGAGATATGAGCATCACGTACTACGATCCGGCGGGAGCGGCGTATACCGTCACCCCGGCAGACTATCAGGTGGACATAAATAGCTATAAGGGACGGGTGTGTCCGACTTATGGGAAGACCTGGCCGGCGATGACCTTGTGCCCGATAAATGGCGTAGTTGTGCGGTTCAAGGCTGGTTATGGGCTTCTAACGACGGACGTTCCCGAGCGGATACGGTTGGCGATCAAGATCCTGGCCGGACATATGTACGAGAACCGTGAAGCCACGGATGTGAAAGCGCATCTCGAGGTGCCTTTCGCCGTGCATTCGTTGCTTGGGCTGGACAGGATCCTGCCGTTATGAGAAGCGGATTTTTGCGTCACCGCGTAACGCTCCAGATGCCGATATCCGCCACGAACGCACGAGGAGAGAAGACGAAGAACTGGGTGGATTATTGCACAGCATGGGCGGGGATCCAGCCCACGAGCGGGCGGGATTTTCTCGATGTGCATCAGACCGAAAGCGAGACCACGGCAACTATTACCATGCGGTATATTGCAGGGGTGAAGTCGAACATGAGGATCAAGTACCGGGATCGGTACTACGAGATCGTACACCCTATCAACACCGATGAGCAGGACAGGCAGCTGCAGATCCTGGTGAGGGAGCTTGAGGGTGGTTGAGTTACAAGTACGGCTCGTGAATCCGAATAAGGTTCCCCAGGATCTGGATAAGCTACACCGAAATCTCGTTGCGGGAGTAGGGCCGGCGATCGACGAGTCGCTCAGGATCGTCAAGGCCGAAGCGGTGCACCTGGTGCGCGTGCGCTCCGGCAAGACCCGCAGGAGCATAGATACCATGCGGAGCGGGCTGCGGGGGCATATAGGCTCGGATTGGTTCGTGATGCGGTTTTTAGAGGGAGGGACAAAGTACATGAGCCCGCGGCCATGCCTCGAGCCGGCGGTGACCAAAAACGAGCGGCAGATCAGCGAGGCGATAATCAAAGCGATCAACGCTGCGATAGACAAAACGGGGCGGGAAAGTGGCCACGCGTGAGACGATTTTGAATCATGTCGTTCAAACTCTGGCCGCTATCAGCATTGCCGGTGGCTACAACAACGACGTGCGGTTCGTCACCCGGGAGAGCGTACAGTGGGAACACTACAACCGCCAGGACTATCCGTTGGCGATCGTGGTCTGGACGCTCGAGACGCCGGCGATCGAGGGTGCAACGGGCCAGTCGGTGGTGATGGATCTGACGGTCACGGTGCGTTGCGTGGTGTACGCCGAGGTCGACCTGGAGACGGAGCTCAACAAGTTCCTGGACGACGTGGAGAAGGCGCTTTGCACTGACGGTACCCGGGGTGGCGCGGCCTGGAGCACGCTACCGGATGCGAAGGAAGTGCTGCTGACGGAGAACGAAGCCATAATCGTCTGCGATTACGACTTCATTATCCGCTATGAATATGTTTACGGAACGCCATAGGAGAAAAACAGATGAGCATAAAAGTGAAAACAAAGGGGCCTTTTGAGACAAAGGCTCATAGGTTGATAAGTCTCAAGGCAGGCGAAGTGATCGTCATGCCCGACGAGGATTACGAAGAAGTCAAAAATCTATGCGAGGTAATAGAGCCTCCTAGGGTGATAGAACCTCCTAAGAAGAAGGAGAAGGAACATGGCACTGGCAAGAGCAAAGTATCTCGGAATCATTAGGGAGGTAGGGGCCTGGGGAACAGGTGGAGTGCCGACGACATTCCTTGAATTCCTTACCTGTAATGTCAAGAAAACGGTTGAGAAGATTCAGTCGGCGGCCAACATCAATAAGCGGTATATCAACGACATCTATCCGGGTTCGGAAGATATCGGGGGCAGTTTCGACATCGAGGTGAATCCGGACAACATCGGATTGCTGATGTACATGGCGTTGGGTGTAGAGGCAGCTCAATCTCAGGTCCTGGGTAATGCAGCGGAGGTTACGGATATAACCTGTGAGGCAGATACTGCAGGCAGTTTGAGCGGTTGTTATTGGCTGCTGGAGGCTCCTGGAATCACGGAGTACTACATCTGGTACGATGTAGCCGGTATGGGTTCTACGGATCCGGCTCTGG